CTCTCGATGACTGACGAACACCAGCAGCAGCTGATGCAGGAGTGCGCTAATGAACCGGCAGTGGCATGACATCGAGCAAAACACGGATGTGTGGCAGGCGCTGAGAACCGGCAAAGCCACCGCATCGAACTTCGCGTGTTTCATGGCTAACGACGGCAAGGCGTTCGGCGATCCAGCCAAGCGCTACGCCCTCCAGATCGCGCTTGAGCGTATCACCGGCCGCAAGGCTGAGTTCGGGTTCAAGAACGCTGAAATGGAACGCGGGCACGAACAGGAGCCCATCGCTCGAATGCTTTACGAGGACGAGCGATTCGTGGAAGTCACCAACGGCGGATTCTTTGATCTCGGCGAATACGGCGACTCACCTGATGGATTGGTGGGCACAGACGGCGTACTCGAAATCAAGTCAGTCATCGCCGGTGTGCATTACGACACACTGCGCAGGGGCTCATTCGACCCTTCGTATCGGTGGCAGCTTGTCGGGCATCTGGACTGCACTGGGCGCGACTGGGTGGACTTCGCCAGTTACTGCTCGGACTTCCCTGAATCAGGCCAGTTGATCGTCTATCGGCAAGACCGTGACGACTTCAAAGAGGAATTAAAGCGCCTTTCTGATCGCCGGGCGCTATTCCTTGAGCTCGTTAACGAAACAATGAACGCCATCAATGAGGTGGTAGCAGCATGAGCATTTCACTTGAGTTGAGCACCATCCAATACAACAGCCTCCAGTCAGCCATCATCAATGCGCAGGTCGAAGAGTATCTGCGCAAGGGTGGGGAGATGACCGTACTCCCGGCGGTTTGGGATCAGCCGAAGGAAGGCACATCCATAGAAAGTTCGTTCAACGGTAGAACGCGTGATGGTCGATATGTGCGCACCGAAGGCATTCAGGACAATCTGGTTCGTGACGCGGCCAAGACTCTGAACATGAATCAGGTCGAGAAGAAGCTGGGGGTTCATCACTCGAAACTAGCAGAGATCGCCAAGCGACTCGGCTTTGAGTTCTACAAAGCCAGCAAGCTGAGCGAGCGCATTCCGGATGTCATGGAGGCGGACTTGTTGTTGGTTGAGCGTATCACCGCCCTGCGCGATGTCGGGCTGAGCCGGGCCCAGGTGATGCGACAGGTAGTCATCGGTTACGAAAAATTCCAGCGAATCCTGAGAGAGCATGAAATCGATTTCCCGATCATGCCGCGCCACCTTCGCTACAAGCAGACCATCACGACTTCGGACTATCAGCTATGAACTATCAAGTCTCCCAAGAGCGCCAAGCGCATCTGCATTACCTCAAACAAAGCATCGACCGCCTGCAGGCTGTTTCGCCAAAGTGGTCTGAAGCTGAACGAAAACGAGGCGAGGCGACTATTCGCAATCTGGAAAGACAGATCGAAGATGTGCACGCCAACATCTACGCCAGTCTAATCCGGCCCGCGATGGCCTCCTGATGCACGCTCGCGAATCGGCTGACCCGCTAAGCGTCATCAAATACGCCGCAATGATGGCGGGCTGCAGCAAACAGGCATGGGGGATTTACTCCATGCCTGGACAAAGGCTGATAGCTAGGCCATATACCGGCGCCAAAACCAACCTTCTGGAAGTATGTCGTCCATGAGGCGGATCATCACCAAGGCTCGCATTCCAGGTGATTGCTTTACGGACAGATTTTTTAGCCAGGCCTTCGAGTTCCGTTCGCGAGCCATACACCATGATCAATAGCAGTTTTGAAGGCCTTATCATCGGAGTCTCCAAGTACGTCGTAAACATGCTCAGAATGTTTACGGCCGTCCGGATAAAAGAGCTGGGTCAGCATTAATTGCGCCCCGTTGTCTATCTCCCGAATCCTTGCAGTGATTAGAAATCCATCATTAGTGGTTCTCATAAGGTAGCGATCAGAAGGATGTTCGCCCCAAAGTTCCGACTGCCAAATGCTATTAGACACTGCACTACTCCTTAACCCGGCCCAATGCCGGTCAACACGTATAGCCCACCACCAACCTATTCGCCACCGTCCTGACATCGGAGGGCGGCGCCTGCACGGAGATTGCCATGAGCAAGGACACCAAGATTCTGATACCTGAGATTCCCGGCGAGTGGACCGAGCGTACGCGCAGCGGTTTGAAGTGCATCTGGAATGACGGATGGCACGGTAAGCCGCACCGAAACGGCCTGCCTTATGTCGAGCTGACCGCTCCAGAAAACGGCCTCTATGCCGAACGCATCGACGGGGCTTGGTATTGGATATCTGGCTGCGCTAAATGCACCGGCAGCGGCGAGCGTTACAGCTACAGCGTTTGTGATAAGCACAACGTGTGCATCCAGTGCAAAACGCATAGATCAGAACTGACAGAAACGCCTTGGGGCCATCCCGATGGATTCATCTGCAAGCCATGCCAGGACGCAAAAGACGCCGTAGCTAAGGCCGAGGCGCTGGCAAAAGTGGCTGATTCTGATTATGACGAATGGGACTACCGAGCTCAGGACGAATGCAAGTGCCCCCACTGCGCCACCGTGATCCATATTGAATCTGAGGACTACGACGACAAGGACATGGAGTGCGATACGTGCGGCGGCCTGTTTGAACTGGTGACCGAATACAGTGTGTCGTTCACCACTACGGTCATCGGCGAACGAATCACGGCCTGATCACCCCACCGCAGGGCACGGATACTCAAGCGCATCAACGGCCAGCTCAATCTGTTCTGCCGCATTCGCAACATGCACCGACCGATAGTCGTGGTACTTCACCAAACCGTCGATGGCGGCTTCGGATAACTGCTCAACGTCTATCCCCTGTTCCCGCGCCGTGATCAAAACGGCCTTCAGCGCTATCTCCAGCGCAATCACTCGCTCTTCGCTCATGACGGTTCCCTCCCTGTGGATCTGTAAGCGTAGACGATTAGATCCTCCGTACCCACAAGGATATCCATGAACATCTACCGGCACAGGTTTGCGGCCGTCTGCCCTGCGGATGGTGAAACGATCATCTATCAGCTTGAAGTGAGGTCACCGCTGATGATCCACGTCGAACACATAAAGACGGCAACCGCGCTGATCAAGAGAGGCTGGCATGAACAGATTGCCGATCGTCTTGCTGAACGTCTGGGAGGCGATCAAACGATAACCGCTGTGCATCAGGGCGTCGAAATCGAAACCGTGAGACTGAGCGGATGATCGCATACCACGGCACTCCGGTCGGAGGTAAGCGCGAGGATGCCGCCAAGTTCCTTGCTGGCCGGCATGCTCTGGTGCCGTTTCCCCGGCAGGACGACATCGGCATCGTCGCTGATGTCTGTCAGTCATTCGTCTTCGACAATGGTGCGTTCTCGATCTGGACCAAGGGCGGGACGCTGGACGTCGACGGTTACACGGCATGGGTGGAGAAATGGCACCGTCACCCAGGCTTTGACTGGGCCCTCATACCGGATGTGATCGACGGGGACGAGGCAGCGAATAATGCACTGATTGCTGAGTGGCCTAGAGCATTGCGCGGCGTGCCCGTATGGCACCTGCATGAGTCGCTTGATAGGTTGCAGCGCTTGGCAACCGACTGGCACACCGTTGCGTTCGGCAGTTCTGGGCAGTGGCGCTCGCCAGGCACCGCAAGTTGGTGGAAGCGAATGGGTGCCGCGATGAATGCCATATGCGACGACCAGGGTCGGCCAGCCTGTAAACTTCATGGCTTACGAATGCTGGACCCGGCCATCTTCCAGCACCTGCCCTTCGCGTCAGCCGACAGCACGAACGCCGCGGTGAACGGTGGAAGTATCAGCCGTTTCGGCATGTACATTCCTCCGACCGCTGGCCAGCGCGCCAACGTCATCGCTGACCGGATAGAGGCTTACAACAGTTCGCCCATCTGGGTGCGTGAAAACCAGATCGAAATGGCTCTCTGATAGGCCAGTAGCACACCTTTATCGCCCCACCAGCCCCCAATTTTGCACCCACAACCCAAGCCACACGGGAGCATCGCCATGGACAACAACAAACTGAAGCTCGACGCCAATCTTCCATGGGACCCGACGTGCTGGGTGGGTGATGGGCGTGCTGTGCGGATTGGAAGGCTGGAAGAGCACAGCGCTGAGTGGTACGCCGCAAAGAAAGTGAATGCTGCACTCCTCAGAGCAAAACGCCATGACCCCGTTTGAAGCGGGCTATGAGGCCTTCCTGAAAGGGATCGGGGCGGATGACAACCCGTTCGATGCCGAGACGTGTCCGCATTCGAGAAAGCGCTGGGCCCAGGGCTGGGATAAGGCCAGGGCGCGGCGGATGGAAAAGGCTTGGTAATCAGACAGAAATCCCAGATGTAGCCTCTAGAGGCTACTTTTCCAATAGTGGCCTTGTGAGGCTACATTGAGGTCAAAATGCTATCTGAGCCTCACCGAATTCAGGATTCCCCGCCAAACCCCATCGTCCGGGCCACGATCTTCGAAGGCCTGGACGGTGCGCACAAGATCAGCATTCACCGGTTACCTCAGGTGTATCTGTCGCCCAAAGAAGCGCTAAGCATTGCCAGAGAAATCCACCA